CTTTCTTCGGCGATTGGGGCAAGATGCGCGCGTATTGGAGTCCTCGGTCAATGTGCGCCTGCGTGGCGGGAACACCGCCGTCAGGATTGACCGCCGCGCCGGTATCAACCATGCCCTCGAAATTGCGAAGGAAGCTCCGCCCGCCGCCTTCGACCGTGTTTTCGGTCTTTAGTTTCGCGATGGCGCCGGAGTATTTCCCGCTCGCTTCCTCATCGAACCAACGTGTTTGGCCTTCGGTGCTCGACGGATCGAGATCGGGATGCGCCGCGAAGAACGCATCTTCGTCATTGCGGCGAGGGCCGGTCGATTGCGTGTAGCCGTACCCGCCACGTTCGCCGCGCGCTTGCTCCTCCGGCGTCATTTGTTGTTGCAGACGTTGGAAGTTCCCGCTCTCGTAGCCCATGACGCCAACCGCGCCGATGGCAGCCTGCCGGTTGATCCCGTACTTCTCCATTAGATGCTCAACCAGGGCGGACGCCACGGCGACGGTAGTCCCATCGGTAGAGGTCTTCGCATCATCGGTCGCGCCGTGAAGCACGCGCTTGCCGCTGCGGTAGTCCTCCGCGTTGATCTCTCCATTCTTGTACCCTTCGTTCAGGGCGTCCATGCTCTTTTTGAAATTGTCGGAAAGGTCCGCCGCGTCCTTAAGCTCTTTGAGCTTTTGCTTCATGCCCGGAATTAAATCCTCGATCTTGCCGAGGGCGGCGGCATAATCCGCCATGGCCTTGACGCCGGCAATTTCCATAGCCCCGCTCGCGTCCTTGAGGCTCGCGGCGAATTCCTTGATCGACGACGTTCCTTTCTTCACGTCGGCGTCGAGGCCCTGCATCTTGGAACCGGCGCCTCGCGCCGTCTCGGCCACGTTCGCGAGGTTATCGCCGGTCGTCCGCAAGGCAGCCGCTTGCTCAAGCATCCTCGCCGCGATGTCTTTCGCGGTCGTGCTCGTGAGCCCTGCCTGCATGTGCGTGACGGCTGTTTGAAAGTCCGCAGCCGACAAGGTGCCGCCCGCGAAAGCGTCCCCGAGTTTCTTGAGCGCCAGGACTTGCTCGTCTGTCGTGGCGACGATAGTCCGTCCGTTGCCCGAGCGCTGACTCCCAAGGCTCGCCGAATAGGATTTGAAAGCGGCCTCGGCTTGATTGAACGCCAACCGCTGACGGACAACCTCTTTCTCGACATCGCTTACTTGCGTGTCGCCGAGTCCCTGCCCGAGTTTCGAGAGGTCGCCGCCGTTGTTCCGAAGCGACGCCTTCACGCCTTCCATTGTTTGTTTGTACGAGCGAAGCGAGTCCTCGGCGCTCGTGGTATTCATCGCCCACGCCGCGAGGCCAACGCCGATCGCGCCGACCGCGATAGCGATGCCGACCGGCCCCGTGAGGAACCCGACGATCGCCATCAGGCCCGCGCCGACGCCTTCCGCCGTCAAGGCGAACCCGGCTGCGCCCGCTTCGACGGACAGGAACGCCGTGGCGAGCGCCCGAACGCCTGTCAGCGCGCCGCCGATCGCCGACGCCACTGCCTCGAACCCAACGGCCCATCCAACGAGCTTGATCGCCGCGAGCGCCGTCAACGCCTCGACGATTTGTTTCGTGTAGGGCAAGAGCGCAGCGATTGCGGATAGAACCGATCCGAACCCTGTCGAGATCGCGCGAAGACCGTTCACGGCGTCTTCGCTCTTGAGCGCGGTCGCGAGTGCGTTGGCGCCTTTCACGACGCCTTCCATGAATTGACCCTGCCCCACGGCCACGCTCAAATCAAATATCGCGTTTCGCAGATTGGCGAGGGACGATTGCGCGGTGTTGAGCGCGTCGGGCAACCCTTTCTTCGCGCGGTCAGCGATGATCTCGAAAGTCTTCGGAAGGATGTCGAGTCCGACTTCCCCCTTGTGGACAGCGGCGCTGAATTCCGCGATACGGCCCGCGCCGTAGCCGGCCGCTTCGGCCATTGCTTGAAGCGCGCCTACCGGCATCGCAAGATCGAGTTGATTGATCTCGCGCCGAGCGATGGTCCCTTTCGCGGCCATGTCCTTGAGCGCGAGTGTCGCGCGCTCCATCGCCTCCGGCGACAACTTGAACGCCCGCATCGTGACGAGCATGTTGTCGAATATCTGTCGCGCCTTGTCGCCCTCGATCGCGGTGTCTTTCGTGGTCGCGATGAATTTCCCGTAAGCATCGACGGTCGGCAGAATGTCCAGGCGCAATTGGCGGGCGGCGTTCGCGGCGTGCTGGTACGCTTCCGCGCCGGCTTCCACGCCCTGCCCGAGCGCGGTCGCGATGCGCACTTGCGCGGCCTCGGAATTTACGCTCGCATCAACGACCGACCGGAACGCATTGATCGCGGTGAAGACGGACAGGTATGCTCCCGCCAAGTTGCGGACGCTTGCCCCGAGCCCGTCATGCGAAGCCTTGTTGGCCTCGACCGCGCCGTGAACCGACTGCGCCGCCGTTCGGTAAGCGTTTATCATCCGCACGAGCGGAGTCATCGCCGCTTCTTCGGCCTTCGCTTGCAACGCCGCACGCGCTTGATCGATGGCGAGAGCGGACGCCGCAGCCGCAGCCTGCTTGTCCGCCTCGGCCTCGCGGATCGCGGCGGCTGCGGCCTCGACCCTCGCCGCCGCAGCCGCGCGGATCTCCTCTTTGAGAGGCGCGAGCGCGGCCTTGGCTCGATCATAGGACGCGGACGCGGCATCGACCGCCGCACGTTGAATGTTTACCGCCGCCGTCATTTCCGGGGTGACGCGAGCGGCTTGGCTCATCGCCTGATACATGGACTCAAGCGCGGCCTTCGCCGCCGCGAACTCCCGATACGCGGAAGTCGCCGCAGCCGCAGGGCTGTTTGATTGCGGCGCGATCCCGCCAAGAGTAGCGCCTGGTCGCGACCCTACGCTAACGCCGGTCTTTTGCCGCGCCTGTTCGGCCGCGAGCGCTTCCGTCGCCGCTACGGTCGAAGCCTTCAAGGATTTCTGCGCCGTCGAGAGCGCTTCGACGCTCGCGACCTCAAGGCCCGCCGCTTTGGCGCCCTGTTCAAACATCGCCTTGATCTCGGCAAGCGCCGCCCTGGCGGGCTCCGCGCCGGCCGAAAGATTCTGGACGCTGAATTCCGCCGCTTTCAACGCCCCGGCATATGACGCCTGGGCTCTCGCCGCCTCGGTCGCGGCTTTGGTCGTCTCGGATTGCGTGACCTTCAACGCCTCAAGAGCGGCGCGTTCCTTCGCGAGCAATTCGACCTTGGCCGCAAGCGCGGCCTGGACCTTCGCGGCGTTCGCGGCGTTCGCGTTTGCCTTCTCGGCTTCCCCGGCCGACTGGACCGTGAGCCCCGACTCTCGCGCCCGTTTGATCGACTCGTCGTCCATTTCAACGGGAACGCGCGCCAGACCCGAATCCCGCATTGCCGCGAACCGATGGCGTCCATCGTCGAAGCCCATCGTATCTTGGTTGATTCCAAGCTGCGGGGCGTGGAAATTATCCCCCGGTTTTAGGTTGTTTATGAAATCCAACGCGCGCTTGTATTTGACGCTTTCCTGCCCGTCCGCGCCGATCTTCCCGAGGTTCATATCGGCGGGGAGTCGGGACGCTATCTGCGCGGGATCGACGTAAACGATCTTCCCCCCGGCGCGGCTCTGGACGTTGGTCCCCCGTTCCCACGGCGGCTTACCCGTGGAAGCCCCTTCCCGAAGACTCGCGGCGGTGGCTCGCGCTTGGGTTTGGAGTTTCTTTTGTTCGGCGGCGAGCTTGGAAACCGCTTTGGCTTGCGCCTCAACCGAAGCCGTCGCGGCGGCGGCGTCTTTCTGCAACGCCGCGTTCGCTTCCGCAGCGGTCGCGAGTTTCGCGCCGTAGGTCGAGAGGTCGCCGGAAGCAGCCGCGAGTTTCGATTCCAGGCTCGCGACGGATTTCTCGGCGCGCTGCATCTGCGCGGCGATCTTGTCGAGCCCCGCCAATGCAGCGGACGATGCGCCCAACTCTTTGACGCTGCCAGTCAGCTTGCTTAGGGTCGAGGAAGTCTTATCCCCCGACCCCACTAACGTCGCTTGCGCCTTCTCCAAGGCGGCGGTCGCCTTGGTGATTGTTTCGAGGGCTTTGGACGCCTCATCCCGCGCGCGGATAACGAGTTGAGAGTCTTTCTGAGCCATCGCTGTTCGGTCCTATCGTCGTGTCAGTCTTTCGATCTCTCTCGTGAATTGTTTGGCGCCGTCTTCGCTTAGGGCGGATATGATGGCCGACTGGATTAGGATCGCCTCGCTCGCAAGCCGTTGGTTTATGCGGGCGGTTACGATCCGTCCTTCGAGCCATGCCATCGCCACGGGATACCGCTTTGCGTGGACATGGCCCTCGGCCAGCAAGAGACTAACGGTTTCCCACAATTCCACATAGAAAGAGTCGAAGGTTACGTTCGGTTCGGGACCGTCCCCGGTTGGGTGAGAGCGGCCAGTCCGTTGAACGCTCTCGTTACGGTCCCTAAGAATTTTCCCGGCCCGCCCTCGGAATCGAAGGACAGTTGCAGGATGGCTTCCATCGCCTCAACCTGGGTACTCATGGGGAGTCTTTCGACGATCCCCACTGAATCAGGTTCGTCCGCCGCCGTCGCGATCATCGCGCTCGCGAGTTTCGGGAATTGCTGCATGGCCGGGATCGCCGTCGAAAGCAAATCTCCGGCCTGCATCTTATTGTCCACGCCAAGAAAGATCGAGAACATCGCGCGTAGCTCCGGCTCCGCCGAGTTGAGCAACGTCGTGATGTCGTTGAGAGAGAGGCCCCGGACGGCGAACGAAGCGCCGTTCGGGGTTTGGATCGTCTTGATTGGAATTACGAAATCTTTGAGAGACATTGGGGCGTCGCCTTTCGAGGATTTCGCTTACGAAGTGAACGGAAGGCCGTTGGCGTACATCGCCTGACGAACGCCATCGGTCGGAAGCAGGATTTCGATCTTGAACTTGATGACCTGCCACGTATCGCCCTTGAGCGCGAATTCGCCATCCGGCGTGAGCTTCACCCACGTAAACAGATAGTCGATGTTCGCGCCGGCCGGGTTGTCAGCGAGATAGCGAATCTGCCCTTCCAGCGGAGTCGAACCCGAGATCGTCTGGACGACCGTACCGCCCGTCGTCTTATAGTTGGCGAGGAGAGCTTCGCCAGCGGTGATCGCGCCGCCAATGAGCGGTGTGATCGTGCCTCGCACGATGTCAACCGCGTAGTCGGTCCCTTCGACATAAGTGGTCGAGGCGCCGACGTTGGTAACGACGGTGTAGGGCGCCGACGACCCGGTGTGGAAGGTCAGCGCGCCAGCGCCGAACGGGGACTGCGCCGTCACGCCGAGATAGTATTCGAGGCCTAGCGTGACGCCGGCTCCGTTGTTGACGTTCTCGCCCGCCACGCTTCCGCCGACCGTGACGACCTCGGAGGAGTCGCCGAAGAACAAATAGGCGAGGTTGGCGAAGTCGATGTTGTCCAATTCGAGGGTCGCGGTTCGCGTGATCTCCAACGGGATCGACTGATCGCGCTGTTTGATGCCGTGATCCATCGAGAAATGTTCAAGCATCTGAGTCGCGGTCGTCATGCCGAACATCGGCGAGTTTCCGAGGTAGCGGAAGCCGCCCGCAATCTGCGCCTCGCTATCGGCGAACGGTGCGAAGTGGACCTCGCCGCGTCCGAGAACGCGGTTCGCATGAGAAGTGATACCGGCCATTTTTCAAGCTCCTTTCGATGAGCGCTATTTGCCATAAGGCAAGGAAATATTCTCCGCAATCTTGACCACGAGAAGCAGCCAAAAGTAGGCATGGACACTGATATGGTCGGACGGGCGAACCAAGCCCGTTCCTACCGTGAAGTCTAGCACGGTGCTGCCGGTTCCTCCAAAACTCGGCGCCTGCGTTCCCAACCCGAACAAGTCGGTCCTCCGACCGCTATCGGCCCTCGCCCGCTCCGCCGCGAGGCATTTCCGAACGTCGGCCATAAGAACCTCGGCCGGATCGGTTGGGTTGAAAGGATCGTCGGCGACGAACCCTTGCAACATGAGCATCAAATGTTGTTCCTCGATAGGTGATCCGAGGGGCGAATCACTCGGGTCCGCGGGCGCGGGCGGCTGCAAGATCGACACCATCGGCAACGGATCGGTGTCGCCGAACATGCCCCGGCCGCGATAGACGCGCGGGATCGGCGGCGTGCCGGCGATGTCTGAAAGGTCGCTGACGTAACCATTGGCGGGAGTGATCGTCTTGAGAAGGTCGGTCACGTTGCGCATGAGTTGGAGTCGGAAGGGATACGCGCTTTCCGTCATAGGTCGAGCCCCATCAATCGTTCAAACTCAGATGCCATATAATCGGCGGTCGGGCCGCTAACTTTCTCCGCAACGCCGTGGTCGCCGCCGAAAACTTGCGCGACGCTCGGGCCGTAGAGAAGATAGAGTCCCTTCCCCATCGACACGGCCATGACGCGCTTGTTGTGCATCGGCGACCCGCGAAGGCGGATCGCAACGCCCATGTTTGCTTGCGTGTCGATGTCGGCCGTCCCGCGCTTCAAAGGGATCGTGAACGCGCCGGTCATAAACTTCGCCAGACCGGGCTTAACTTCCACGGTCAGGCCTATTGGTTGATCCCCGCCACGGGCACGGCCTCTCGCGCTCGACATCGACGACACGAAACGCGCGAGGCTCGTTGGCCGGAAGCGCGCCGATATGACCGCCTCAAGGTCGTCCTTCGTCGAGTATTTCGTGATCGAGAAACGGTCGCCTGTTAGGTATTGCGAGGGGAAGCCAACGTCGGCCGCGATGTCGCGGGCGGACTCGGCTTTCGCGCGCGCCGCAGCGGCGTTGACCGCTCGCGACATATTGGCTTGGGCTTTCTTGTCCAGGTCATGCCAAGAGGCGAGCCCGTCGGCGCCGCTTACGACAACCACAAATTCATCGGCCACACGAGACTCCCCGGATAATCAAAGGACGAAAGGTCGCCGGCTAGGAGCGGCGTCGCTTGCGCGGTCTGTGTCTGCAAGTCGATGGGTTTTATGTTGTCGAGGCGATAACCCTCGGTCGGCGAGATCGTTATGACTCCAAGCCTGACCGGCGCCGCTTCTTCCAACCAAAAAATGATCTCGGGCGTCTTCTCTTGAATTTGCGCCCAATGAAGGCGCGTCCCCTGGTCTTCGCCCGTCAAGTCCATCTTGTAGGAAACGCGGATCGAGACGGGAACGGGAGTTGAAGTTGATAGGCCGTTGGCATACCAGAGCGCGCTCACTTTCATCGTTTGATGGACGGCGGTTCGCGCGATTGCCTTCAACTCCCGAAAACTCATGTCGTACCCTCAAACGAGCTTGGACGTATCAGTGGGTACGGTGTTCTTGGGCGTGCGCGCTTTGGCCGCTTCGTCGTCCGCGAGCTTCTTCGCGGCCTCGGCGGCGATGCGCGCGGCGGCATCGGACTCTTGGCGGGTCAAGATCGCAGCGGCCCTTTCGGCGGCGAGGCGTTCGGCGTCAGGATCACTGGGCGGAACGCCCTCGGCCTGACGAACACCCTCCATCGCTCTCGTGGCGGCGGCGGCGGCGCGCTTGCTCGGGTAAATGGCGTCGGCCTTCGTGAGCGAATCCAATTCTTCCTGACTTGCAGGCGTGAATTCCGTGCCGGCGTTGATCCATTCCATTTTCCCGGCAACTAGGCGACGGATGGCTTTCTTCGCGACAATGGGCGTCATGACTTTGATCCTTGATTGGTTAGTTGAAACACGAGATCGGCGGCAACCGCCGCCGACCTGTTTAGCACGACACGTCAAACGTTGGTCACGACCGCGGAAAACGTGTTGTTCGGGTTGACGGGCACGTACAACGGGGCGCTCTGCGTGAGAACCATCGTCGAGGGCGGGTCATTTTCCAAGTACATGCGCGGGAACATCGCGAGCGGTTGGAAGTTGGCGTAGGGATCGAGGATCGCGCCGAAGCACGCGAAGCCCTGGACGTTCGGCCCGGTGATGACGATGGTATCCGGGTCGAGATAGGGAATCTGCGATCCATCAACCGGGCTCTGATAATAATCAGAGTAGACGATGACTTCGAGGGAGTTGGACAGCTTGCCGACCGATTCAATCAGATTGCCGTCGCGAAGGCCCATGTTCGGGTCGAGGCCGTTCGCGTACTTGTCCATGCCGAACTTGAGCAAGTTCTGAATGGCCGTATCGTTGCGGCAGATGTTCCACGCATTCGGACCCATCGTGATCCGAGTCGTCGGTCCACCGAAGAAAGCGCGGCGGATCATTTCCCGCCAAGTTAGGATGTCGTCGAGGATGTTGACGCCCGTGTCGCCCCAATGCGAGCCCGTGCCGAGAACGACCGAGTGCGCGGAGTTACGGCCGAAGTTGATGACGCGCTGCGGATAACGCTCGTCGGTGATCGTGACCTGTCCCGTGATCGTCGCCTGCGCGGCCATCCATTCCCAACGGCGCTGAATGGCATCGCTATGAACGCGAAGAATATCGGCCACGATCGCCGTGTAGCGTTGCTGCATGTTGGGACCGGCGCCCGTGCCGTTGTATTCGCCGAGCGTGCCGGGCAACCGCTTGAGCGGGCGAGTGGGGTTCACGGCGTCCTTGGGCTTGATGTAGGCCGGCTTGAAGCGAGTCATGATCGAGCCCGAAGAATAGATCGGCTGGCCCTCGGTCATCGGCGCCACGAACGGCGCGATCCGGCGCACGTCGCCCAACTTCTCGAAATCGATGAATTCGTCATCCGAAAAGTACGTGTTGGAGAACGACAGGTCGCGCCAATAGGACGTGGGCGGCTGCATTTGCCGCATGACGCCAAGCAGCGCCACGGTATCATACATGGTAACATTGATGGTCATCGCGATCTTCCGTAAGGTTGGTTGTTGCGGCCGATCTCCGGCGAGATCGGCCCTTGGTCGTGCGGCCCTTACGGGAACGCGGACGTGGGATTGGTGACGATGCCGGCGTATTTCTGCTGGCCGAACAAGAGTTGCGAATTGGGGAACTCGCTTCCCGAGTCGCCGGCCACGAGTTTCTGCGCGGCGGTCGTGAACGACGCATCCCAATTGAGCGCATCGATGTTGAAATAGCCGGACGTGAAGACCGGAACCGAAATCGGAGTCGTCGTGCCCTGATCGATCGAGATCGGCGCGGCGGTGACTCCCACGATGGGGAGGCTCGCATTTTGCAAGCCGAGCTTCACCGAACTGGACGCGCTGTCCCACGCAACGACCGTGAAGTTGGGAACAACGTCCGCGGCGCCGGCCGCGACCGCCGCCGCGAGAAGCGTCGCGAACTGCGCGGGGTTGAATGTGAAGCTGCGCGTGACCGGATCGGGCTGCGACGAAATGAACAATTCCGGCGCGATCAGGAAAGCGTCGGTTTGCAGCGAGGCCATACCGGCATCGCCATACGGGATCACTTGATGAGTCATCTGATTGATCTCCTATTCGGGGATGCGGGACTTAGTGACGAGCGCCCGCCACGGGCTTGAGGCCGTAGCCGCTGACGGCGGTGTAGGCGGCGAGAAGTTCCGACGACGGGTCCGGCTTGGCGCCATCGCCGGCTCCGCCCGATCCCGAGACATGCAAGTTGGGGTTTGGCGTGCGGTTCATCGCGGCCTCGAAAGCCGCAGCGGCGGCGGCGGTAGCCGCAGCGCGCAGAGCTTCGTCAGCGGACGGGGCTGTCGCGGCCGGCGTGGTCGTCGCGGTCGAGCCCTCGACGGGCATTTTGGCGAGAAGGGCAATCGCAGCGTCCGCCGCAATGTCGGTATCGAGCGCAAGGGCACGGGCGGCGGAAGGGCGGCTCTTACCGGCTTCCGAGTCCGTGATCGCGGCGATGCGCTGGCGCTCGCTCGTGGCGCCCGTCTTGCCTGCTTCCGCACGAGTGGCCGCAATGGCCGCGTCGTGGTCCTCTTTCTTGATGTCGGCCATTTGAACCGCTCCGGGTTGCTTGGTCATACTCCCCTCTTGGAAAGAGAGAACGGCGGTTTTGGGGGACTCGATGCTATCAGCGAGTCCAACTTCAACCGCCCCTTTCGCTGAATAAGTCAAGGCTTTCGTATCACGAATAGCCTTGTCGCTCATTCCACGATTTCTTACAACGGCGCCCACGAATAAATCGTAAGTTTCGTCGAGGTCTGCTTGGATTCTTTGGCGGGCGCCCGCCGAAAGGGGCTCATACGGCGAGCCCTCTGTCTTGAACCCATCCTCCGGCGCGGAGATCAACGTAACCTTGATCCCCATCTGATCGAGCGCCTTTGAATAATCGACGTGAGACGTGACTACGCCAACCGATCCGACACCGCCCGTGCGGGATACGGAGATCGAATCCGCCACACTCGCAAGCGCATAAGCTGCGGAATATCCGCTTTGAGCCACGATGGCCTTGACAGGTTTCGTTCCGCGAGACGCGAAGATAGCATCAACGCAATCGAAACATTCTTCAACCAGACCTCCCGGCGAATTGACGAGAAGCGCAATTCGGTTGACATTAGAATCCGAAAGGCCGCGTTGGAAAGCCGCCTCGATATACTGATAGCCTGTCGCATATGGCCCCGCTTGGTATGGGAAGTTGGAGAGAAGCATCCCCGAAACGGGGATCATCAACATTCCGTCGCTCACGTTATAAGGCCGAAGATAGCCGAAGCTAGGATCGGTCCAAAACGTATCCTTGTCGGGCTCGGCCATCGACGACGCCGCCGCCGCGCCTAGCTGGGCGAACATGGACTCCACGCCGAGCAGCATCGAACCGATCACATGCGCGCGCGCCGGATCGATCAAACAGACTCGATCTTGGAACAGGGACGCGAGGAAGTCCGCTTTCATTGGCTCTGGCCTTGTTGGTTTTGGTCGGCGTTGTCGGGTTTCTTGCCGGTCCCTGGTTGCTGTTTGCCGAGAGCGGACGCCGACGCTGCCGCTTGGGGCGTGAGCGCGGCCATGACATCATCAAAGATGCCTAGCTTTTGCATGTACGCCTTCTCGCGGGCTTTCTGCTTCATGTTCTTTCGCCAATCAACGCCGAGCTTGGCGCCCTCTTTGTCGAAAGACGAAAGGCCGTTGCCTATCCGCAGCGCCGCAGCTTGAGTCTCGTGTAGCTCGTCAACCTGTCCCGTTCCCGCGCCGATCCAATCCGCCTCGCAATATGCGGCGGCGTTGAGTCCTTCGTAGAATGAAGGCGCATTGCGCGGCATCGACTTGATGAGCCCTTTCGCAAGCGACTCTTCTATCCAAAGACGAAGAACCGCCCCGGCGTATTTGTCGCCAGTCCGCTTCTTTCGCGCACGCTGCCCTCGCCCAATGGTCGCCGCAGCGGCCTTGATCGTCGAATAGTTGGTGCCCGAGTAATCGCCCGAGAATTCTTCCGCGCCAAGGCCGAGCGTTGTCGCGATGTAACGAAGCAGCGACATTTCAAAAGACGAGCCGATCCCGCCAATGGCGCCGGCGGGCCGCATGTTGAGTTTCGTGCCGGGGTACAGATGCGGGATTTTCGCGCCGTCGAGCGCGAAAGCGTTCGGCTTGTCTTTCACGTACTTCGCAATTGCCGCGAGGTAGCCGGTTCCAAATTTCGTGATTTCGTCGCCGATGTTGACGTGGCTTCCCGCGCCGAGTTGCGCGAAGACGGCTTCGCTCGGAAGCTCGCTCTCGATGGTCGCCGCGTAGCTCGCATTGACGACGGCATTCTGCAACACGATGTCGCGGAACTTCCGCGTCATGCGAGTCTCTTTCAGCGCGCCAACCATTTCCGAGACGCCGCGCGACTGATCGGGGCGCATGTGCTCGTAGATATGGAGGACTTGCTTCCGCCCCCACGGCTTCTCTGCGGCAACATAGTCCCATTGCCACATGTTCATGTAATTCCAGTAGTCGCCGGGATGCGCGCGACGGAACCAATAGCCGACCGGCCGACCGAAATCATCCCGCGCGACGCCGCCGCGAAGGTCTTTCCGATTCATCATCCCGTGTGGATTGCTCAAGCGATCGGGATCGATGAAGTTGATCGCGGTGTTCCACAATTGGCGCGGGTCGCGGTCGCGCAGCCATTCGACCGAGGCAATCGCTTCGCCGCCAATCCCATCCAGGCCTACCACGAGGCGGACTTGATCCGTAAAGGTCATCTGCCTGCCGGCGTCGGCCCAACATTCCTGGCCCTCACCCCACAACGAAAACTTTTCCTCGACTTCTTCCGAGAACTCCGCCGCCCACGTTTCGTCGAGGCCGAGAATTGTCGTGTTCGGTTTCGAGGACAGCAAATATTGCTCGCCAACGATCGCGTCTTTTTGGAGTCGGATACCGTTCGCAATCAGGCCGTCGTTGCGCGCCTGATCGCGGCCCCGCACGTCCATGATTTGTTTGTCTACCAGCAAATCGCCATCGGCCGACCGCATCGGCGGCGCCCATAAGGCAAGCTCGCGATCTCGGGTCGAGGCGGCATCGTAGGCCCCGCCAGCGATGGACGCGGAAGGCGCGCCCGTGCCGCTCGGAAGACGCCCCGACTCCGATGGTACGAGCGCGCCAGCCTCGCGGGGATCGACTTCGACCGCCGCAAGCTCAATAGTTTGTGGATCGGTCCGGGCGCTCAAAAGAACACCGACAAGGGATGTAGCGACTGTTTGCGGGCTGTCCTCGTCTTGACCTCAAGCCACGCGATCATGGACGCGAGACGGCCGGCGTTGGCCGGGGTGAACATGACCTTTTCGCCGTTCTGATCGTGGACCTCGACGGCCGATTGGCCCGAGATCAACTTGATTTGGGCGGCGTAGTATGCGTTCAGCATTGCGCCGTAGTCGGGCAACACAACGGGCGTTTGGGTCGTCATGGAGTCCCCCTGTCAGGGATTCCGATATACCCTCACAAAAGCGCCGCTGCAACTTCGGTCATGTCCATGTCAATTTTCCGCTCATCCGCGAAGGGCGCGGGCGTGCCCTCGACGGGCAAGTAGACGAGATCGTTCTTGTCCCATTCGTCGGCCCACGACGGGGGATTTTCCCAATCAATCCGCTCGATTCCGACATGGCGGGAGATCGCCAGGGCGAGAGCATAATACAGCAAATCCCAAGCCTCGTTTCGGAGGTTCTTCGGGTTCTCCCATCCCTTAGCAGTCCGGATCTCGGCCACAAGCTCGGCGTAAAACGAATCGGGCATGCCATAGGCGAAGCTGACTTTGCCGCCTCCCGGCGCCGTCCTGTCGAGCATGGCGTTGATGGAGTCCTTCAAGATATTCGGGTTCATGAAAAGGATGGGGACTTCGCCACGGGCGCCGGCTTTTCGGTCTTTGCGGTCGGAGTCGGGGAACCGGACTTGAACGCGCGGCGCGGCCGGGTTCGGGTCGCCCTTCACGAGTTGGAACCGCCGCCATATCCCTTCGCGCCAACCGGGCGGCGGTTCGGTCCCCTCATCTGGACCCGCCACGAGGAAGCGCCAGAAATTATATGCGTTGGTCGTCACGCCCTCTCGACCGCCCGAGTCGCAGCCGATGGCCTTGACGGTCATTCGTTGTTTGCTATCCTCAAGCGGATAGTCTTTGACGAGGATCGCCGGGATAAGCTCGTACCAATCCTCAAGATATGACGCGGGCGAAATCCAAAAGTTCTGATTGGTTTCTGGATCGATGCGTTTTGACAGCTTCACGTCGAAACGATCCACGATCCAAATATCGCCGCCCTTGCCGAAACCGTGGACTTGGACAACGAAGCGGTTTTTCTGAATGTCGATTGTCGCCACGAGGAACCGCACGCCCTTGGGTACGATCCCCTTCGTGATAGGGATTGCGCGCTCTTTCAATTCTTCCGGCAAGCGCGATGTCTCCGACCCGCGCGGCAAATACGGGTCGCCCTGATCGGTGTTAACCGTGACCTTCAAGGACTCTTGCGATCCCGTGCGAACGAAGTCGTTGACCGCCTTCAAATAATTGTAGACGAGATTTGTCCAGGTCGTGAATTTCGCCGCCGTGCCGTTGAGCCAAAAGGACGCCGTGTCGGATCGCCGAGCCTTGCCCGTGATCTCGCCGCCCTCGCCGCCCTCGCCGGGAACCCATTGTTGCCCTTCCTTTACCCATCGCCCGAGCATGTTGAGCGCGTCCTTGCCCGGCCCGTTCTCCGTCTCATGATGATGCAGCACGCCACCGCAATGCGGGCAGACCATGTAGGCTTCTTCGGCGCACGCCATAAAGTCTTCGGAGTCGGTGCGATATTTCAGGTGCGAGAAATGGGGCTCAAAGGCGACGTTGCAGACCGGGCAAGGCCAATACCATTTGCGGCGGTCGCCCGCGTTGTAAAGCGAGAGGATGCCTTTCGTCGGCGGCGCTTCATGCGCGCCTGTCCGCAGCCATCGCGGATCGTCAACCTCGAAACCGGGCGAGCTTTCGGCGACGCACATGCCCCGGCTCTTGAACGTCGTCGCACGTTTCTTGGCGAGCGCGAACGGCGCGCCTTCGCCGTCAATGTCCATCGGCATACGGTCATAGTCGGTAAGCCAAAGGCGAGGAACCGGCTTGCCCGACATTTCGGTGATAGAGGGCCACGACATCGAGAGAAGGGCGCCTGACGCGAAGCGCGTGGTCTGCATCGACTTGTTTTGCTTGCCCGGTAAAATGTGCTTCGCCACTTCCGGGCTATCGCGATAGAAGCGGTCAATTCGGCGAATGAAAAAGTCGCGAGCCGATGAGCGGGTCATGTGGTAAACGAGGATGTCGGCCGGGTCGCAGGTCGTCGAGTACGTTAGCCAATTAAACAGCACGTCGGTATTGTGAGTCGCGATCATCGTTCGACCGGCCGCGTAAAGATGCGATTCCCCGCTTACCGCGATACAGCGCACGGGCACGCTCCCGACACGCTCGATAGACGTGATCGTTGTTCGCTCTTGACGAACCGGACGCCTCGCGGGCGTGTACCCCTCGACCCGAGCTTGTTTCCTCTTGAGCCGAAATATTTGTTCCCGCCCCATCGGCGAGAAGGACACCCGATAAAAAGGTTTTCCCCCTGCCGCGGATTCTTCCCAACAATACGAGTACCCAAGCGTCGTCAACAATTCGCAAAAATCTAGCGCGAGTTGCCGAACCTTTACTGCGAATGCGCATCGCCCGCTCGGGCCGCTGATCGTCCCATCAGTGTCCATGAGCCCCGCCAGGAGGGCGCGGCGTTGTTCTTCCGATGCGCGAAGATATTGATGCGGAATGAACTTATCAGGTGCATCCGCTCCGCAGAGGCCGAGTGCCCGGAACGCCTCGCTTATGGGTCCGCCGCCGTGTCCGCGCCCCAAATGGTAGCTCTTGGACTCGAGTTTCACCGAGAGGACGCCGTTTCGCGTATCGGCGTAAACTCGGGGTTTGACACCGATCTCCGCTAGGTTGTCGAGCATGTTCGCAGCGTCGTCGCGCCCGACCGTCAAATATGGTCGACGCGAATCGCCATCGCCAAGCCAAGCCCCCAACAAATAGGGATCGACGGGGAGCGACGCGGGCGGCAACATCAGGCCCCGCGTCGTCGGCACGGAAAATCTCGCTCGTTTTTCCGTTCGATATGTTTGCTTCTCAAACAGGAACCCCGTGTTCTCAACCCGAACCGAATTCTGATTGCAGCCATCAAACACTTTCCATTTATGGTCTATATCCGCGACAATAGAATCCCCGTTTGAGAAATTGACGCGGAAACATTCTTTCCCGTGCATGATCTCCGTCGCAACCGTGACCTCTTGAGGTAAACCTTTTTCGTCAAAAACAATGTCCCCGACGCACAAGTCACCCATGCGTGACCAACCATCGGGCGTCGGGATGAGCGTGTCCAGCGCGAGCGCCTTCGCGCTCTGTGCCGGCCCAACGAAGATCGAGGCGGTGAATTGGCGAGACGTGAGAACGTCATTGAATTCTCGGATGTAGGGAGTCGTCGCGGCCCGCCACGGGCCAACGTAGACTCCGGGGTTGACCATCTGGCGGAATCTCTCGGCGGCTTCCGTTACCGTCATGCGCAGCGGCGGGCGAACGCCCTCGGCCATCTGCGCAACGATGCTCTCGACCGAGTCGAACATTAAACCAAACCTTCTAAATTCTCGCCCATCATCGGCTTGCGCGCGGCCGGTTCCTCAACTACGGCGTCGAGCGCCGCGAGTTGGCTTTCCGTCCGGCCCTGCTTCGGTAACTCAACCAACATGAGATAAATTTCCTCAAGCAAGCCATCGGCCAGATTCCGCACGGTGTCGATGACCTTGTGCGACTGGTTCATTTCTTCCAGGGCATCGGGCATCGCCTGGATTTTGTCGCGGAGCATCGCGTTCAATTTCGAGAACACGTCAAGCACGGCGTCGGTCGGCCATAGATCGCCGGCCTTTTCCTTCCACGCTTGTTCCTTGAGCCGCGCCGACCAAATAGCCGGTTGAAGGTTCGGCGGGAGTTGCGTCGATTTCATCAGTTTCAGATAGGCTTCAACATCCAACTTCGGCGTAACCAGGAACGCCGCCGCCGTGGGGAGATCGTAGACCTTGATGTTGCCGCGCTTCAAACCTTTGACCGGACAATTCGCGAGGCGACGCTTGATCGTCTCGACATCAAGCCGGAAAGCGCCCTTGAACCAATGGATCGTCACGCCGTTGATGACATCGCCCGCGAGCTTTTCGTCCTCGGCCGTGTAGAAATCCGTCACTTTCGCATTGGAGGCGAGTTTCTTTTGCCTGGACCGCTCAAGCCTCTCGTCTAGGTCGTCTTCGGCGGCGCTACGTGGCAAGGGCTCTCTCCATTTCCTCAAGCTCGACTTGGACCGCTCTCGTGATCCGGTCTTGCGTGTTCGCCTTTTCCTCAAGGACGCGCGAAACCTTCTCGTCTAGCGTGCCCTCGCATAAGATACGATAAATCGTCACATAATCAATCTGCCCTCGACGCGGAAGCCGCATGTTGAATTGGTCGTAAAGCTCGGCGCTCCATGTCAGGCCGAACCAACACGCGATGCTCCCCCCGTATTGGAGGTTCGTTCCATGCCCGATGCTCGCGCAATGCACGAGCGCGATCCTGACCTTGCCGGCGTTCCAATCTCGGATACCGTTCTTTTCCTCGCCGATGCAGCGAATCCCGTACCGCTTGCCGAGACGCGCCAGGATCGCGTCTTTGTCGAATTTGAAACTGTACGCGACCAAGATGTTGCGCCCGCCCGATTCCTCAATCACGGACTCCAGTGCGTCGAGCTTCAAATCATGGACGAAGGCGACATCGCGTTCCCATCGCTCATCGTATTCGCCATTGCGTTTTTTGAACTGGCGAAGTTCCTTCTCTTTGTAGAGCCCGCCGTTGGCGAATTGAAGCAACTTACCAGCGAGCACGCCCGATGACACGGCCTCGACATCGTAAGCCTCGGCGACCATCGTGCGCGCGAATGCGCGATACTCGCGCTTGAGAGCCGGCGAGAGCTTGACCCAAACGTCAACGAACCTCGGGATGAGCCGGTCGTCCGTCAGGGTCGGCTTGATCGAAACCATGATGTCTTGAACGCGATCCATGATTTCTTTTTCGGCCCACGGGCGCGGCGTGTACGCCCACCCCATATAGTCAGACTCGAACCATCGACCGAGGAACGCGCCTTTCTCCCGGCCGAGCCGTTCGCCTTCGTCGAGGATGTAAATTTGCCCGCCAAGGTCGATGAGGCCGCGCGAAGCCGGAGTGCCCGAGAGAAGGACCATATATTTGACGTATGGTTGAACGCGGGCGAGCGCGCCGAAGCGCGTCAGTAATTCCGTCTCTTTGGTCCGGGTCCGCTCGGCGCCTTTGATGACGACCTTCACCTTTTCCTTTTTGATCCGCGTCCGATCCCACGAAGCGAGCGACGATGACTCGTCCCAAATGACCATATCGAAAGGCCATTTCTCGATCCCTGCGGCCTCGTAGATTTTATAGAGCCAAACGAAATTCTCGCGATTGATGGTCGTGATCTCGGCCTTCCGCGCAAGCGCGAGAAGGCGTTCGGCCGGCGTCCCGACCGCGACGGCGACGCTTAGGTTGCGCAGATGCGCCCACGCGCTTACTTCATCAGGCCATGTGTCGGTTGCGACACGCTTCGGGCCGATCACGAGGACACGGCGCACGAGAAATTCATTGAGCAACTTCTTGGCGGCATCCAGGCAAGCGGCGGTCTTGCCCGAGCCCATCTGCGCCGCGAGCAAGAGCGCCTTCCATTTGATGATTTTCGATGACATATAGCGCTGGTTGGTATCCAGCATGTCAACGGTCATGAGCGCGCGTTTATTTTCCAAGATGAGCGTCCAGCCGATCAACCAAAGCCTTACCTTCGCCGGCGTCATCGACCACATGGACGATAATGCCTTTCGCGAACAACCGCTTATGCTCCCGTTTCTGCAACGGATCGGGCTTCTCCCCCGCGTTCTTGAATTCAATCTGATGCGTTCGCCCGTCCTTGAACAAGAACACGTCCGCGCACGCGCGCCGGCCGATGTACTGCATACGGCGCACGAGGAAGCCCTTGCGCTCGGCGTACTGTATGACCGGCTCTTGGATGTCCGCAATTTCGGTCATTGTTTGACGTGCCTCCAAATGCGGGAACTTCCGCTTTTACGCGACTTCATTTGCCTCATCTTACGATATTCATTAACGAGGTTCCAAGACTCTTTGACGCACGGCGTCGCGTCGTCGAATTTATTCCAACCGGCCTCTACGTTCCCGATCGTCCATAGTTGGCGAAGACGAAATTCCTCGCCGCTCTCGATCCGCTCTCGCATCGCGCCGAGAGCAAAATACAATCGGCTCCTATCGTAGACGGTCATCGGTCGGTCGCCTTCGCGCGAATGTGCCCTACCGGCCTCGACGGTTGATCTTGATACCTTCCGGCATAAGGCGCTACGCTGCGCTTCAACTCGTGGAAGACAATTTGCGCAATCGGTTGACCGGCATAAATCTCCACGGGCTTCCAACTCTTGTTGGCAAGCTCGATGGTCAGGAAGCCCACCCATCCCGCCTCTAGGGTTGAATTGAAAACAGAGACTCCGCGCCGCGCCAACGATGACTTGTCGTGGACAACGCCCATCGTTGTAAGTGGCATCCTGAAATGTTCGACGGATGATCCTAGTCGAAATTGTCCCGGCCATAGTATGAACCCTTGCTGAATGTGGACATCGTATCCGCTCGCCGAGAACCCGCCACTCAGGCCGCTTTTCTCGTGCATTGTCCGCTCACGGCCCCATTGGATGATGCCCTCGCTCGCGATGTCGATGGATGTTAAGATGGTCATCGGTCAATCCTTGATGAAGAATTTCGATATGTGTCCCTCGGCCTTCAACGGAAGACCCGGCGCCCAACGGGGCGTTTCACTCATGCACTCAATCAGGATACGCAACTTTTCTTCCGCGCCCTTCTCAGACACCATGCCTACGATTTGATCGTGGACATGCAGGTGAATGTTGATGCCCTCTTTCTCGGCGAGTGTCATCCCGTGCGCAAGCAGGTCGCGGGCGATAGCTTGGTCGATATTTTCGGTGATCTTGCCTGGATGCGTGGAAACGCGAACCCATTGGTTCTTGTCGTTGAGGTTCATATATGTGATCGAGTCGCGCATATCCCCCCACGGCATTCGCCATTTCTTGATCCGGGGAAGATGGTATTTCAA